AGATGCCCATATGTCGCCTGGATTCCATTTGTCATCAGAGAAACTGCCTGGCGCTTGTGTATTCTCATTTGCTTGATCTTTCGCTTTGCAATCCTTGTATGCAGCATAGACACCTTTCATAAATGCAGAACCCCTATGAAAATGCACTGGTGTCTTGTCGAACTTAACAGAACCAAATAATTTGTTTGCTGTCTTGATGTAAACCTCTGTCTCAATCCAGTTGGATGGGCCTTTTGCCAAACACTCTGCAAGTGTCACATCTGTATGAGCATATGCACCCGCTGCTTTCAACTGAGCATCAGTTGGTTTGTCTGTTCCATTGATTGGTTTTTTGATTGTGTTGAAAACGTAGGAGCAGTAGTAGCACTGTAAAGATTCTGTGTACTTGGTATCGTCTGCACCACCACCAGAACCCGAACCACCACCAAAATCGCTGTCCTTGAATATTTCTGAACGCTTTGCAGTTAGAGGATTCTTACTAGGGTCTGTCTTGATGTAATATGTGAGTACTTCGGTTTTCTTGTCGTAGTCAAGTCCAATGATCTCTTTGCCGTTTTTCGATGCACCCAATCTAAACGATTTGCCATCCTTGATTTTTTTGTCAAAGATATCTGGGCGCTTTGTACCAGCGTATGCACCACCAGATGCATTTTTTCTCATATCGTCAAGTGATAGGGTTGCCATGAAATACTCCTTACGAGTATTTATATCACTATGCAAAGAAGTTGTCAAGAGTTGCAGTACCATGTTTATCAGCAACTTTGTTTACATTACTAGAATTGTGGTCTACACTGTTACCCCTATGTTCGTATGGCATAGTACTGGTCAGGGTGTAGGTCGTCTCGCCTGGACGTTTAATCTTCCATTCTAAGTCAGAACCCTTGGGATAGTTGATTGTCCACTCCATGTTGGATTTTTTGAGAAGTTTTCTGGACTTCTTGTTTAGAGGGAAAATATACCTAAACTGCTTACCCCATACACGACTAAATCCCAACTCACCCATCTTTGCATCGTTAGGTCGTGGGCCATATTTCAAGTCGTGTCGATTCATCTCTTTCTTCATCTTACGTTGAATGGTTCTGAAATGTACCTTCTCGCCCTCATCAGTGACATAGACATCACTCCATATGAATCCACCATAGAGAAAGTTTGCCGCTTGATAGACATAGCCTGGTTTGCCCACAATACCATCTGCCCATGTATACAGAAACTTGACATTTGGTGTGTTCTGTTTCATCCATGCAATAGTAGCACTCTGCATCTGTGATTCAGAGTTGCGTGGCATAGACTCATCCATGCACATCTTACCTATCTCAAAGTAATCTGCTGTGGTTAGTTCTGGGAACATCTTCTTGATTGTACCCATAGGATTAGTACCCCAACCCAACGTCAAGATGCCTACCAGTTCATCGTTCTGGTAAGCACCTAGATAGTGTTTAGTGAGTTTCGGCATGACAGGACTATAGTGACGTTCCTGTACAAACAGGGTGGCCACACGATAGTCCACAGGTTTCATAATCATCTATACAGAACTTGCTTGTCCAAAAGGTTCTGTTGTAGACGAATCAATATAATCACCGTTCATCTGATATTTGCGAGTGACAGTTTCTTTTCTTAGAATACCATCTACATAACGATATGTTATTAGAGCATGACTAACCACACCCTGTGATTCTAGACTATCAAATGCCGACTTCAGCGGGCCTTCTTGTGCAACCATAACTATTCTCCTTCTTGTTCCATTTCCCATTGATCACATATTGTTCTAAGAGCAATACCAACGTAACCTTCATAGCATTCATCTGATTCAGAATATGCAAAGATTTCGTCAACCTGTTCTTGGTTCAACTCAGCAGGTTCTTCAACACCATAATACTCACAGACATCTTCTATTGCCCATTCATATGCCAGATTTTCAATCTGATCTTGCAGTTTGTGTTGTTTATATACTTGAAACGACATGATTTATCTCCTTTTACCAGTGCTTGGATCGTTTACTTCTTGTGATGACAGAACTACTAGTCCGCCCTTGTTATACGCTTGTCCAATGACAGCGTTGCCAGTATACACTGGTGTCTGCTTTCTAAAACCATTACCTACCTTATCAGATGTAGGAATGGCAGGGGAGCAGGGAATTGAACCCCATCTGAGTGGTTTGGAATCACTAGTGCTACCGTAACACCTCTCCCCTTTTGGAATGTAACCCATTCGTTTAAGATATTTGTCGTGTTCTGCCTGTGCTTGTTGCATCTTGGCAGTAACCTTTTTAGGTTTTCTTTTCTTCTGATTTGTTGTGGTGTAGTACACCGGCAGCATATGCATTCCGCTCATTATAAATCGCCTCCATCAAAATGTCCATCGGCAGATTGTCGATAGACTCACCATGCTTTTCTGCTAATTCTGTAAGTGTCATAGTTAAAATGCACTCAATAGTATATTGATAATAATTAGTGCTCCGATAATTTCCATCAGTGCATCCTCTTTTTATGTTTTCTAATGAGGGCGTTTAGAACGCCCGTCCAATAGTTTTTTGCCCAATCAGACATTTGCCGTTCTTGTAACATATTATGAACGGCATCAATCCTTTTGTATAGCAGGTCGTTATTCGCCATTTATAATCTCATGTGCAATACACACAGCGTCATAATCTTTACCACCAACGTGCCATTCATATTCTTCTGTGGGGATGAAACCATCCTTCCAATTATATATGGTTACTTCTTTATAGTCAGTATCCTCTTGGTCTTCTGCCCAAGAATCTAACACTTGGGCACAAATCGTCCACTCAGCATTTACCTTCTCATAAGGGTCTGCATTCGTGTAAGTTGGTTTACCAAGTTTCTCAACTAGTTTATCATATGATGTTTTAATCTTACCTTGCAGGCAAGTTCCATTCACATCAACTGATTCATCTACATCATAATCTACAACAACCATAATATCTCTCCTATATTTTATTTTGATTTATTACTATAATACCACCAATCGCAGCGATTGTCAACCCAAAAATAATATTTTGTGCAGTCTCGCCTATCGTATTAGCGTATTCCATACACTTACCATCACAGTCGCCACCAGCGCCTGCCATCATAAGAATTCCTACAATCATCATTACCATTCCAATAATATTCATCATCTCTCTCTCCTTAAACAGTTTCAATCATACAACCATGAGTCTCTTTGACAACAAAGGTAACGTCTGTACCTTCTGCCATCTCATTCAGAACCATCTGTTCTTCACAGGCATTACCCAAACACTGGTGTTCTGCAACTACCTCTGGTTGTTTGTTAGGTTCGCATCTCACAATCGCAAACGCTTCAATCGGATTTCCAACATTATTAAACATACGAATCACTCCTCACTTTCTATATAGATCATACCTGTTTTCACAACAAATGTCAAGCACTTTCTACACTTTTTATCAATTTTCTTTTGATAGTGACTAGACTATCTTGATTCGCCTGATATCTGATACCGATACCACCCTTCTCAATCCATCTCTTTACATTGTCTGGTTTGTCATCGACTAGGATGTTTGGTGTACCGTCAATCTTATCGACAGCATACCTTTCTTTCTGTCCTGTGAATATCAGCATATCCAGTTCAGGCATAAACCCATGTCTGGTTAACCATGTTCTTTTCCAGAATGCAGAGTTGTCTCTGTCACCTCTGAGCGGTGAAGAACAGATACCAAACTCACCAAGTGTCTTGGTAAACTCTACCAACTCGGCAGAACTGTTGTAAGGTTCTAGTACGTTGAAGAAGTCAGTGCCCTTCAAGTCAAGAATTGACTTTTCTGTTTTGGGTATCTGTTTCCAATGATCCACATTGAATTTCTTTTCTAACCCACCAAAGAAGTCAGCAATGACTCCATCCATATCTAAGTATATTTTCATATTATCCTCTCTTGGCACGCAGTGCCGCCATCTTATTATAATTGTCTAACCATTTCTCTGGTGACATAATCACCTGTGATACAGTCATCTTCACTTTGTTCTTACGGAACTGTCGTTTGAGTTCCTTCGCAACCTCGA